ACAAAGCGTGGCTGCAGCTTCACCCGGTCGTGACGACGGTCGCAGGGTGAACCCGCGCTTCCCGATCTACATCGTCAGCAAGTCGCGCGCTGAGACGGCGCTGACGCCACGCTTTCTCGACTCGATCGACGTGCCGTACACGCTGATCGTCGAAGAAAGCCAAGTCGACCAGTACGCAGCGATCTACGGCGCGCAGCGAGTGATCGCGATGTCTGACGACTGGCGACGCGCGTACGACACCTGCGACGATCTCGGGCTCACGAAGAGCACCGGACCAGGCGCAGCGCGCAATCTCGCGTGGCAGCGCTCGATCGACGAAGGAGCTCCGTGGCATTGGGTCATGGATGACAACATCAGCCTGTTCGCGCGGCTTCATCAGAATCACATAACGCCGATCGGCGACGGCACGATGTTTCACGCCCTCGAGACGTTCGCGCTGCGCTGGAAGAACCTCGCCATGTTCGGGCCACAGTACGAGATGTTCGCCAAAGCGCGCGACAAGCTGCCGCCCTTCATCATGAATACGCGCATCTACAGCTGCAACCTGATTCGAAACGACGTGCCGTTCAGGTGGCGGGCTCGCTACAACGAAGACACCGATCTCAGCTTGCGAATGCTCAAAGCGGGCTGGTGCACGGTCCAGTGCTACGCTCTCCTGCAGCGCAAGGTCGCGACTCAGTCTCTCAGCGGCGGCAACACAGAAGCGTTCTACGAGCACGAGGGCACGCTGCCAAAGAGCCAGATGCTGATTCGACTGCACCCTGACGTGACAACTCTCGTGTGGAAGTTCGGTCGCTGGCACCATCATGTCGACTACCGCCCGTTCAGGGGGCTGAACCTGATACCACGCGACGATCTCAGCGAGCTCGAAGACGTCAGCTACAAGCTGCGCGCAGTGAAGCGGCGCTAAGTGGGCGGGCCATACCGGTACTTCAAGCGCTGCTCGTCAATCGACCCGAACAGCGGCAAGCGCTGTCGACTGTCTTGCGTCGCGCACCGCCACGACGAGAGAGATCGCGAGATGCACCGCTACTGGAACAGCTATCGCAACTGGTGGTGGACTGAAGCGCGTCAGCAGCCAGTCGAGTAGGAGGGGGTCACTCGCACTGGCTACTGGTGGCGGCATCGAGACTCGAACTCGACTCATTGGGTTATGGGCCCGACCGGACCACCTGGCCCTGCCTACCGCTGAGCGAGACTGTAGCGCACCACGAGCGGAGCGACCAGGATGCGAACCTGGGGTGCTGTCACGCACAGAGGGTTAGCAACCCGCCACCATCGGCCACTCGGACACCGCTCCGTCACGCAGCGTAGCGTCAAATCGACCTACACTGCTTGACATCGTCCACAAAGACCCGCAGTTCGAACGCACGATCGAGACGATCGAGCGCGACCATCGCGCAGCTGAGATGCGCGGTCGCGGCCTGACGTACTCGCAGATCGGCGCTGAGTTCGGCGTGACACGTCAAGCAGCGCACTTGATGGTGCAGCGCGCGTACAGAGACGTGCCGACTGAAGACGTCGAGCAGGCGAAAGCGATCGAGCTGATGAAGCTCGACGCGATCGAGCGCAGAGCTCACCTGATCGTGGCGCGCAAGCACGTGCTCGTGTCTCCGTCCGGCAAGATCGTCGAGCGGGTCACAGCAGACGCTGATGGGCGCATGAAGCTCGAAGAGCTCGAAGATGACATGCCGACGATCAAGGCGCTTGAGCTGCTGTTGAAGGTCGCAGAGCGACGCGCCCGGCTGCTCGGTCTGAACGCACCGACGAACATTCGCGTGTCTGAGGTGGTGAGTTATGACACTGACGCAATCGACGCCAAGCTCGAAGAGTGGCGGACCAAGTATCGAGCAGCTATCGGAACGGCGGCTCTTCTGGACGGAGGACCAAGCTCGAACGGAGCAGCTACCGCCTGACAATCTGCTGTGGTCGATCTGGCTGTTCTTGGCCGGTCGTGGCACCGGCAAGACGCGCGCAGCCGTCGAGTGGCTCGTGTGGAAGGCGATTCGCCGGGCGAAGACGCGCTGGCTCGTCGCAGCGCCGACGTTTGGCGACGTCAGAGACGTCTGCGCTGAGGGCGAGTCCGGCTTGATCGTGGTGCTCGAAGAGTACGAGATGCTCCGCGACTACAACCGCAGCTTGGGCGACATCTATCTCAAGAACGGCTCGCGCATCAAGCTCATCAGTGGCGAGAAGCCGGCTCGATTCAGAGGGCCACAGTTTCATGGCGGCTGGCTCGACGAGCTCGCGACGTTCAACAAGCCGGAGTCATTCGACCAGGCGCGCATCGTGCTTCGACTGCCGGGAGAGAAGCCGCAGCTGCTGGTGACGACGACGCCACAGCCGACGCCGCTGATGCGAGCGCTCGTCGACGCGCACGGCGTCGTGATCTCGCGTGGCAAGACGGCTGACAACGCAGCGAACTTGACAGACGAGTATCTAGCCACGCTCGAAGCCATGTACGGCGACACTCGTCTCTGGCGTCAGGAGATTCTCGGTGAGCTGCTCGAAGACGTCGAGGGCGCGCTGTGGCTCGCGAGCTACTTCCAGTGGGAAGACGAGCCGCTCGAATGGAAGCGCAAGATCATCGGCGTCGACCCGGCGATCACGAACACGGTCGACAGCGACGAGACAGGCATCATCGTCGCGGGGCGCGCGATGGACAACCGGCTGGGCGTCATCGCTGACTACAGCTGCAAGGACTCAGCGACCGGCTGGGCGAAGCGCGTGCTCGAAGCGTTCAAGCTGCACGGCTGCGAGCTCATCATCGTCGAGTCGACTCAGGGCGGCGAAGTCTGGCTCGACGTCATTCACAGCATCGACCCGTACGCGCCGGTCAAGCTCGTGCCCGCGACGAAGAGCAAACGCAACCGCGCGCAGCCAGTCGCCGCCCTGTACGAGCAGCACAAAGTGTTTCACGTGAAACGGCGCGACAACGAGGGTCGCGAAGTGAAGCATCTCGGCAAGCTCGAAGACCAGTACCTGACGTGGAAAGCCGACGACCCGAAGAGCCCTGACCGGCTCGACGCCGCCGTGCACGCGCTGACCGAGTTGGCCGGGATAACGTCCGGCAGTAGATTCATGCTTGAGATCGCGACGATTTGCGGGAGCTGCAAGATGCCAAACGAGAAGGGCGCGACGGTCTGTTCGAGCTGTCATCAGAAGCTCGACGTGCCGCAGCCAGTGGTCGAGTCGATCAATCAGTGGCCGAGCTTGGTGAGTCGTGGCTAAGTTCCCGCGACTGGTGCGACCGCAGAAGCTGACTGAGCTCGTCGAGGGCGCGTACAACGCTGGCGCTGAGACAGTCAAAGCTGGCATGCAGGACCACTTCGCGCCCGGCGCGCTGGTGAATCGCGTCTCGCCACCCGCGATGCTCGCGGGGCTTGGCGGCACGCCCGGCATTCTCGCGCAGCTGCTGGCGCGCGACCCGGCCGCGTTCGGTGGCGGGGTTGGTCCGGCGTTCCCGCTTGGCTCGCTGCCGCTCGATCAGCTCGACCCGACGACCGGGCGACCGGACCCGCGCAAGTGGCAGTACGAAGTCGCGTGGAACCTTGACCTTCAGCAGCGGCTGGCGCAGTGGAACATTCTCAGCTCAGCAGCCGTGCAGATCGACATCTTCGCTCGCGCGATCGCGATTCGCACGAGCGACGTCACGAAGATGGACTGGTCGTGGAACGTCAGCAAGGACGCGATCAACAAGATCATGACGGACAATCACGTCACGTCGAGCGAAGCGGCGAAGACAGCGCGCGAGACGTTCACGCCGCAGATCGTGGCGATGTCGGAGTTGTGGGAGAACCCGTACCCGCAGCAAGATCGCGCGTGGGAAGAGTTCATTAGCGAAGCGCTGTGGCAGCTGATGGTCTACGACGGCTGGGCAGTGCACCCGCGCTACAACCTGGGCGGCCAGTGCATCGGCTTCGACACGATCGACGCGTCGACGATCAAGTGCCTGCTCGATAACGAGGGCGGGCCACCGGAGCCGCCGAACCCCGCGTATCAGCAAATCTTGTGGGGCTTCCCTCGCGGGGAGTTCTTGGCGTCGCCACTGAAGGGCACGACGCTCTATCTCGGCGGCGAGTACAAGATCAGCGACCGCGACCAGCTCAGCTACTACGTCATCAATCGTCGCACGAACTCGCCGTACGGCATCAGCCCGGTCGAGATGGCGCTGCAGATCGGCAACGTCTACGTCGAGCGCCTGAAGTGGCTCATGGCCGAGTACACCTACGGCTCGACGGCTCGTGGCTACATGGAGACGGACACGACCGAGATGACTGAAGTCAGCTTTGGCGACTGGAACCGCATCCTGAATCAGTGGTTCAGCGGCCAGACGTCGACGCGCCAGCTGCTGACCGCGCTGCCGAAGGGGTTCAAGGCGCCGATCTTCACGCCACAGATCACCGAGAAGTTCAAGGCCGATTTCGACGAGATGCTCATCAAGCGCACAGCCGGTCACTTCGGCGTTCAGCCATCGCAGTTCGGCGTGGTCGCTCGCGCCGGTCTTGGCGGTGGCAAGAGCGCAGCGGAGGGCGAGCAGGACATGACCGAGACGGTCAGCTCGAAGCCGCAGAACAAGCGGGTCGAGGGCTTCATCAACAGCCTGTCGCGACGGTATCTTGGCGTCGATCGGAACATCGTCTTCGAGCTGCAAGACGACGAGGGCAGCGAAGACGAAGTCGAGAATGCGACCGCGCTGCAGAAGTACTACAGCTTCGGCGCGCTCGTCTTGAATGAAGTGCGACGCGAGCTCGGGCGACCTGAGTTCGAGTTCCCTGAAGCAGACATGCCGATGGTGATTACCGCGACTGGCGCGGTGCCGATTCAGCAGATTGGAGCGACCAATGTCGGACCTGGGGGTGCGCCAGCTCCTGGCGCTGGTGCCGGGCACAGCGAAGAGCAGCCGGAAGAAGAAGGCGCGAGCGAAGGCGCGGGCGGCGCACAAGGGGGCGAAGCGCGCCCCGGTGAGGGCAAAGCGACACCGCCTGGTGTAGATGACAAGTCAGCGCAGCTCGACGAGCTGAGAGACTTCAGCGCGTTCGTCAAAGCGCGCATGAAGCGCGGCAACTGGCGCGCGTTCGAGTTCGCGACGTTCGACGACGCGACAGCTGAAGCGCTCAATGAGCGCGGCTACTTCGTGGCGAAGGGTGCCACGCCGACACCGGAGAATCTCTTCGCGTACTTCAGCGCAGAGGTCGGGCGGCTCGCGTCCGGTGAGACCCCAAAATCGAGCAAGTCGCGTAATCACAACGTCGAGCACGTGATTCGCATCGCGGCTGACCACCACGGCGCGATCGCCGCTGGCTTGGCGGGCGCGACCGGTGTTGCGGCTGCTGTCTCGGCGGCTCTCGGTGGCGCGACGGTCCACGGCGCGGTCACGTCGAACGTGAGATTCCCGTCGTCGACGCTGCAGACGTCGCTCGAAGGTCTGTACCAAGATGCTGCTGCAGCGGGCGGCGCAGTCGCCGCCGACCACTTCGGCGTCGACGCCGTGACCGGTGGTGCTCGACTGCAGGCTCTGCTCGCGCAAGTGCCCGCCAGCATCAAGGGCATGGAAGACACGACACTCGATCGCGTCATGACGCAGGTGCAGGCTGGCGTGAACGCTGGCGAGTCAGCAGCTCAGATTGGCGATCGCATTCAGTCGACCGTGTTCGGCCCCATGATCGACGGCCAAGCGACGAACATCGCGATGACCGAAGCGAATCGTGCGTATGGCGCGAGCTATCTCGACACCGCGACGGCTGCTGGCGTGACTGAGATCAACTGGGTTCGTGGCGGCGACAGCGACTGCCCGACCTGTCAGGACAATGAAGACAACAGCCCGTACCCGATCGCAAACGTGCCCGACTTCCCGGCCCACCCGAACTGCTTGTGCACGTTCGAGAGCGTGATTCCGTGACCGACTTGTGCCAGCGCAGAGCGCGTCCGTAGCATCTAACCGAAGGGAGCCCTCATGCCACGAGCCAAGACGACGGCTGAAGACGTCAGGTACGCATTCGTCGGGAACCTCGAAAAGTTCGAAGACGACGCTGGGGTTTTGCACGTTCGCGGGCTCGCCACTGACGCCACGCTCGATCTCGACGGCCAGCGCTGCGCACCGGAGTGGCTCAAGACGGCGATGTCCGGCTGGGCCGAGTGGGGGAACTTCCGCGAGATGCACCAGCCGTCAGCTGTCGGGACGCTCGCCAGCGACATTCAGCAGAAGGGCACCGGCTACATCGTCGAAGCAGCTGTGATCGACCCGGCTGCGGCTGAGAAGGTCAAGACCGGCGTCTACAAGGGCTTCTCGATCGGCATCAAGAACTACGGGCTCGACAAGTCGCCAGCGGCCCTCGAGATGGCCCCGAATGGCATCATCAACTCTGGCGAGATCATCGAGATCAGCCTGGTCGACCGACCGGCGAACCCGGCAGCGAAGTT